ACAGGTGCAAGAGCGTGCGAAGCAGCTCGAGCAGCAGTACATCCAGACGGACGAGGGCCGTTTGACGGAGGCCAAGAGCCGTGTCGAGACGCAAGCGGTTGCGCTCAAGCAGATCATCCGCAAGGCCCGTGAAGAGGGCGACATCGACACCGAGACCGAGGCGCAGCAGCGTCTGGCTTCGCTCACGTACGAGCAGAACCAGATCGATCAGTCCGCCCAGCAGCGCACCGCGTGGCTGGCCCAGCAGCAGGCCGCGGCCCAACAGGCTCCGGTGCAGCAGCAGCGTCAGGTCGATCCTCGGGTCGAGGATTGGGCCGAGCGCAACAAGTGGTATGGCAAGGACAACGTGATGACTCACGCTGCGTGGGGCATCCATCGTCAGTTGATTCAAGTTGAGGGGTTTGACCCCAGCTCTGACGAGTACTATGATGAGCTTGACAAACGTATCAGAGACGCGTTTCCGCAAAAATTTGCTGAAGCCGCCCCTGCTACGCAGGCCAGGACTACCCGGAACGTGCAGACGGTAGCCCCTGCCTCCCGATCCTCAGGGATCAACAATGCTGCACGCCGCACTGTCAAGTTGACCCCCAGTCAAGTGGCAATTGCAAAAAAGCTGGGCGTTCCCCTTGAGGAATACGCCAAGTACGTGAAGGAGTAAGAGACATGAGCGACGTCAAAAACCTTAACCGCGTTTCCCGTGAGGCCGATACTCGAGGGAAGTCCGCGCGACGTAAACCATGGGCTCCGCCTTCTCGCTTGGATGCTCCCCCGGCTCCCCCTGGATACAAGCACCGTTGGATTCGGGCTTCGGCAGGTGGGGTAGAAGATCGTACGAACGTAGCAGGCCGTCTCCGTGAGGGGTACGAGTTTGTTCGTGCGGATGAATACCCTGACTTTCCGACTCCGACGGTGGATGACGGCCGACATGCTGGCGTGATCAGCGTGGGCGGTCTTCTCCTGGCTCGTATCCCAGAGGAGACAGTCGAGGAGCGCAATGCGCATTACCGAAATAAGGCGAACGACCAAATGCAGGCCGCGGACAACGAACTTCTGAAGAGCAATGCTCACTCGAGCATGGTCATCGAACGTCCGAACCGCAGGTCTCGTGTTTCATTCGGCGGCTCTAAACAAGCCAGTGAATAACTTTTTTTAGAGGATTAATCAAATGGCAAACGTAGATAAAGCCTTTGGTCTCCGTCCTCTCGGCAATTTGTCTGCGACTGGAGCCCAGAAGCAGTACGGTTACGAGATTGCGGATAACCAATCAGGTGCGATCTATCAGGGCGACCTGGTGACGATCGTGAATGGCTATGTCGTTAAGTTCCTTCCGGGCACGCACTCTGCGGCGCTGGGCGTTCTCAACGGCGTATTTTATGTCGACCCGACCACGGGCAAGCCGACCTGGAAGAACTACTACCCGGGCAGCGTCAACATCACTTCCGGCAAAATCACTGCCGACGTGATCGACGACCCGAGCCAGTTGTTCATCATCCAGGCTGACGAAGACATCGAGCAGGCTGACATCGGCAAGAACGCTGATGTTGTCGGCACGGGTGGCAGCACCACCACGGGCGTCTCGACGATGGAATTGGATTCGTCCACCATCGCTGACACCGCGGCGCTGAACCTCAAGATCGTTGGTCTGTGGAACACTCCGGGCAATGAGCTTGGGAACTTCGCCGTCGTCGTTGTGAAAATCAACGAGCACCTGTACGGCAGCGCCGGCGTTAAGGCCGTAACCTGATATATAGGGGCATAAAAAATGGCTATTTCACGTGCACAATTAGTCAAGGAACTCGAGCCGGGTTTGAACGCCCTGTTCGGCCTTGAGTACAAGAACTACGAGAACGAGCACGCCGAGATCTACTCGGTGGAGACTTCGGATCGTGCGTTCGAGGAAGAGGTGATGGAGTCGGGCTTCGCTGAAGCTCCGGTGAAGACGGAAGGCGCTGGCGTTTCGTACGACCAGGCGCAGGAAGTCTACACTTCTCGCTACACCCACGAGACGATCGCCCTGGCGTTCGCGCTCACGGAAGAAGCCGTCGAGGACAACCTCTACGACCGTCTTGCCGGACGCTACACCAAGGCTCTCGCCCGTTCGATGGCTCAGACCAAGCAGATCAAGGCTGCCAGCGTGCTCAACGGCGCGTTTGACACCTCGGTCGGTGGCGACGGAAAGCCGCTCTGTGCTCTGGATCACCCGACCCTGTCGGGCCCGGATCTTAAGAACGAGCTGACCACCGCTGCGGATTTGAGCGAGACCTCGCTTGAGCAGGCTTTGATCGACATCGCTGCGTTCACTGATGAGCGTGGCCTGAAGATCGCTGTTCAAGGCTTGAAGCTCATCATCCCGAAGGAACTCATGTTTACGGCTGACCGTATCCTCAAGTCAACGCTGCGCGTTGGCACTGCGGACAACGACATCAACGCCGTGAAGAACATGGGCATGGTGCCGCAGGGCTACACCGTGAACCACTTCTTGACCGACCCGGACGCTTGGTTCATTAAGACCGACGCTCCGAACGGCATGAAGATGTTCCAGCGTGTTGCCATCAAGACTGGTTTCGAGGGCGACTTCGATACCGGCAACGTGCGATACAAGGCTCGCGAGCGCTACAGCTTCGGCTTCAGCGACCCGCGTGGCATCTTCGGATCGCCTGGCGCTGCCTAAGAGGCAAAAGTGGAAGGGGGCCGAAAGGCCCCCTTTCTCTATGCACTTCATTCACGTATAGTCAAGTCTCCGGGGAAATCCGGTACGTCTGACAGTCCCGGCTGACGACATGCAGACAGACGTACCTAACTCGCATGTGAGGAATTTTCAATGGCTAGTACAACTTTCAGCGGGCCGGTAACTTCTACGAACGGCTTCATCGCCGGCACCGGCGCAACGGTCACCTCTGTTCTGACCGCTACTTCAACGATCGACTTCACTTCGATTTCTGCCAACACAACGGCTGATTCGTCTGGTATCACCGTGACCGGTGCTGCGGTGGGCGATGCAGTGATGGTCGGCGTTCCGGCCACGATTGCCTCGGGTCTCGTTGTCACGGGTTACGTTTCGGCCGCCGATACCGTCAAGGTGCGCGCTGCCAACGTCACGGGCTCTGCCATTGACCCGGCTTCTGGCTCGTTCCGAGTTGTTGTCGTCAAAGTAGCCTAATAGGAGGCTCGCAATGAGCTTCGCAAGTGACGTTAAGGCCAAAACCGTGGTCGCCACTGGCGACATGGTAAACGGCCGTACGCGTATTCAAGGCGTCTACTACACCTGCACGGGAACGGCCGCTGCGATCACCCTGAAGACGGGCGGATCTGGCGGTACGACGGTGATGGAAATTAAGACCCCGGCTGCGGCTGGGGCTTACGACATCATCATCCCGGACGATGGAATTCTGGCCACGGACGGCGTGCATGCCACGTTGTCCTCGGCTGAAGTTCTCAGCGTCACCGTGCTGTACGTGGGTGGGGCTCCGGCCTAATGAAACGCGGTCCGATGGGCCTGGCGCTTAGGGGAGGCGGTGCCGTGCGAAAAGGCATGGGCATCGCTACCTCTGTCAAAAGCGGCAATTTCCGTCCGACCAAGCAAGGCGCAGGCATGACCAAGAAAGGCGTGGCGGCTTTCCGCCGCGCCAATCCTGGCAGCAAGCTCCAGACCGCGGTGACAGAAGACAATCCAAGTTCTGGTCGCGCCAAGCGTCGCAAGTCATATTGCGCACGTTCGGCAGGCCAGATGAAGATGTACCCAGAGGCAGCAAAGGACCCTAACAGCCGGATTCGTCAGGCTCGTAGGCGATGGAAGTGTTAGCCGATGGAATTCATGATTTGGAACATCATCCTATCCGCGATCGTGACTGGGATGGGATTCATGCTTAAGGGTAAGTTCGACGAGCTGGCTCGCTTGAACATCTTGTTGAACCGTACCCGTGAAGAGGTTGCGAGAGACCACATCACTCGCAGAGAAGTGGACGATCGAATCGAGAAGTTTGTCGCACACGTCGACCAACGATTTAATCGTTTGGAACTGAAACTTGATGAGCTTAGAAGCTCGAGGGAATGACAATGCCTGGCAAGATTAAGATGGTCATGAAGAAGGGCAAACGAGTCCCGGCTTTTGCCGCTGACGGCGTGGGCCAAATGAAAAAGGGCGGCATGGCTGATAAGAAAGGCCGTGCTATGAAAAAGGGTGGCAAGGACGCGCGCGGCCGCGCGATGCGGGGGTACTAACATGGCAGGTCGTGGAATGGGCGCAGCCGTCCGTGGCGGTGGCGCAGTGGGCAGTGGCCCGAAAAACAAGATGATCTCCAAACCCAGCAAAAAGACGGGCAAGGTTCTTATGATGTCCGACGGCGGTGACGTCAATCAGCACAAGCGTATGGCTATGGGCATGATGGGCGGTGGCATGCCCGGCGGCTACAAGAAGGGCGGCATGGCCAAGAAGAAGGTCAAGAAGATGCGCTACGGCGGATCTTGCGGCTAATAGATGGCTACATCAGGCACAACAGACTTCAACCTGTCGATTGACGACTTGGTTGAAGAGGCATTTGAGCGTTGCGGCATGCGGCCGACGAGCGGCTATCAGCTCAACTCCGCACGTCGCTCGCTCAATTTGCTATTTCTGGACTGGGCCAACCGCGGGCTAAACCTGTGGACGATCGAGCAGGCAACGTACACGCTGACGCAAGGCGTCAATGAAATCTCGCTGCCTACCGATACGGTCAATGTCCTGGAGGCGATCATTCGCCAGAACAACCAGGGCATCAACACCGATGTCTACATCGAGCGCATTAGCCGTGAGGATTGGTTGAACGTGCCGGATAAGACTTCGCAGGCTCGCCCTGCGCAGTTTTATGTGCAGCGCACCAATACGCCAAAGGTCTTCTTTTATCCGGCAGCGGATCAGACGTACACGTTTGTGTACTACAAGATCCGTCGGATGCAGGACGCAGGGGCTTACACGAATGACGCGGACATCAACTTCCGCTTCCTACCGTGCTTGGCTTCTGGTTTGGCGTATCAGCTCTCGTTGAAGTTTGCGCCCGATCGTACGCCGGCCCTCAAGGCCATCTACGAGGAGGACTTCAACCGGGCTGCGATGGAGGATCGGGACACGGCCAGTGTGCAGTTCATCCCGGACATGGGGGTCTAAGTGGCCTACGCTAGTGGCAAGTTCTCCTACGGGCTCTGCGACTACTGCGGGCAGCGATACCAGTACAACACCCTGCGCAAAAACTGGCAGGGCTACATGGTGTGTCCAGACGACTATGAGCCAAAGGAACCGCAACTCGAACCGCTTCGTTATCGCGGCGATGCTATTGCGCTGCGTGATCCGCGGCCCGATCGCATTGAGCCGGTCTCCGTGTTCGTGGGGGCCCCTGGGTTCACGGCGTTCCAGAGTTTTGGCACAGCGCGCAACACGAACGATATGCGTCCGTACATTGTCGGGCAGGCCCTTATCGCCCAAGGCGTTGTCGGCGGAGTCACGGTAAGCACGTCATGACATACGACGAACTGGTCACCAATATTCGTAACTACACCGAAGTGAACGCCAATGTGTTCACCAATGCGGTGATCAATACGTTCATCACGATGGCGGAGAACCAGATCCTCCGCGAGATCGACTTGGACGTGTTCAAGGTCGAAGCCACGGCCAACATGACCAGTGGCAACAAATTCCTGTCTGCTCCGAGCGACATCCTGACGCATCGCTACATGATGATCACGTCAGGAAATAACCAGATTTTTCTTGATTTCCGCGACACCTCCTTCATGAAGGAGTACGCCCCGAACGGGTCGGCGACCGGAACGCCGAAGTACTACTCAGTTTGGGATCAGAACACGTTCTACGTGGCGCCGACTCCAAACGCGAACTTTGTGGTGGAGCTCGGCTATATCTACCGTCCGGCTCAGTTGTCGTCGGCCACCCCGACGACCTGGATCAGCACGAACGCTCCGGAAGCTTTGCTTTACGCCTGCTTGATTCAGGCCTACAGCTACACCAAGGGCCCGGACAACATGCTCCAGTACTTCACGAATTCGTATCGCCAAGCGATCCAGGGCCTGGGCATCGAGCAGCAGGGACGCCGCCGACGCGACGAGTACCGCGATGGTATGATTCGCTTGCCGCTTAAATCGGAGTCGCCCGGCCCATGATCAATGTTTCATCACCCGTCCTGGTTGGCGGGGTAACCGTACAAACCACCCAACACCGCGGGTGGACCGTTGAGGAGCTCGCGCAGCGTGCTGCGGACAAGATCGTGTACGTTGGGGATCAGTCGCACCCGGCAGTCCGTGAGCAGGCGAGAGCGTTTAAAGAAAGCGTTAAGCACGTGGTGGCCTTTTATTTAAACGAGGCCATCGAGCAAGACCGTGTTACGGTAGCCAACCGGCTCCGTGAGGCGGGGCATCCTGAGCTGGTCCATCTGTTAGGAGAATAGAAATGGCGTTTTCTGGCAATTACATGTGCACCAGCTTCAAGGTCGAGCTGATGCAGGCTGTTCACAACTTCACAACCGGCACGGGCAACACCTTTAAGCTCGCGTTGTACGACAACAGTGCCTCCT